AAGTCGGGCGTCGAAGGTGGTATAGGCTGGGAGTACGCAGACCTCAAGGGTATCAAACCCGCGTGTGCTGCTTCCGGATTTATCAGTGGAGTCGAGACGATTTTACACGGCGGATACGACGGATACATCCACAAGCAAGAGTCGGGCAACACTTTTGACGGCACCAACATAGGCGCTATATATCGCTCTCCTGACTATACGATGGGAGATGCCGGTATCCGCAAGCTGATGCAGCGCATCATCTGGAACTATGACAACGACGGCGCAGTCAATTCCAAATTTCGTATTCGTTATGACTTTAGTTCGGCAGATGTGCCCCAGCCAGCAGAATACGATCTGACTACCGGATCGGCAATCGCACTCTACGGGTTGGCTGCATCGACATACGGCACCGCAGTATACGGATCATCGGGCACACCGCTCGTGCGACAGAGCGTAGAAGGCGGGGGATTTACAGTAGCCGTGCGCTTGGATGACACACAGGGCGCAGCCCCCATATCAGT